TTCATATGACATTATTTAATCTCCTATGCGGTTGCAGTGGCGTTAGTAAGAACAACACCCAGCGTATCGACACGCTGAACACCATCACCCCAACGAGTTTTAGTAACGAACTCATCACGGCCTTTACTAATGTCACGATCTGTTTCAGTAGAAGGAGTTTGTCTCCAAGCTACCATTCCGGGCTTGCACTGGTCGTCAGCTACACACATAAAGATGTTAGCAACACTGTCGAAGTTAGTAGTGACAGTACCGTTACCGGCACCAGCTGCTACTTGTGGCAAGCGATTAGAAGTCCAGATCTGCCATCCATGAAGTTCAGTAACAAACTTGTGATCCTTGTCAAAACCGTCCTTAACAAGCTGTTGGAACAATGGGCCAGAAGCGCCAATACCAACTTGCGAGGTAAGAGTAACAGTTTTAGAAAAGGTTGCTGCAACAACAGGATCAACCAAAGCAATACGACCGTTCATAGGTACGTTAGCTTTGTCGAATGCTAAACGCATTTCGATAAGCTCATCTTCAGTCATCACTTCGTTACCAGTACCAGCATTGCCTACTAGACGATGTGGAAAACCGTTGATGTCGTTAAGCTGACCATCAGTCTGCGAATTGTACAAAGTAGCAAGGAAGCGTGATTCAAAAGTTTCTTGAATAGCACGAGTACCTTCAGACGCACGCATTGACAATAGCTGCTCTACTTGAGCACCGTCTTGACGCATGATGTCAGTCACATAGAACCCGTCACCGATGTAATCGCTGATGCTGAGCTGGATATTACCAGACTCAATTGGGTTGTAAGTGATGTCTTCGTCTTCAGTGATTTCCTGAATGGTTGCACTACCAATGGTTTTAATATTGAGAGTAGAACCGTTAGGGAAGTCAGTTACGTTACGATAAAAGGTATTCGGTAACAATCCGTCATGCAGATTCTGCAAGATGAAGGTCGAATACTGTGACGCCTCAATGAAGGCGGGGTTACTTGAGCTAGTAATAGCCATTGTATTTCTCCGTTAAGTTAGTTTAGACGCTGCTTCTGCTTTTGCATTAGCCCACTTACTAGGTAGTTCACTATTTGTCCCGCTGAACTTAGCCATGTAATCAGGTTGTGTTCTCTCCACCGGTCGTGACGAGATGTTCACACTACCACCAGTGGTGGGTTGTGGATCTCGTACACTAGGTGCATTAAACAGTTCCATAACTACTTGCGGGGACTGTGAAGCCATCTGTGTAAGTTGACCAACTGAAATACCTAGTGACTTAGCTCTGCTTTCAAACTCTACAGAAGCTGCACCACCAAACTTTTCAGACAAGGCACTACGTACCTGTGCTGCATTAGTTTGAGCTACGTCTTGTTGGGCTTTCGTTTGTAGTATGTTAGACACTACGTTCTCTATCTCAGTCGCGTCTAGCCCTGTAACGGAGGGTTGTTCCACTACTTGCTGCTGTGACTGTTGTAGACTAGCAAGTAAGTCTTCAGCACCTCGGCGTTTGTTCAGCTCTTCCTCCAGTTCCTTCACCTTCGAGTTCAACTCGCTAATGTGGCTCTGTGCATGGGGGATGGACTGTAACGCTGTTGGTACATCAGCATACTTCTGCCTACCGTCATCGGTCGTAATGCTTGAAAGCTGGTCTGCAAACAAACTATTAGGATCGACTTGCGGAGTAACTGCCGCATCAGCTTGTGCCGCTTGGTCGGCTGGCACTTGATCGTTAACTTGACCTTCACCGTTAGGGTTACTAACTTGATCATTCATTTACTTTTCCTCTATGTCTATAAGACTCATGATAGAACGGAGAGCGGTCTGCTCCCCTAGATAGTGAGCCATCTTGTCTTCCCAAGAGTTACTGTCAAAGTGCTTACGAGATGACATCTCCTTCACGCTTACATCCAGATCCTCCTGTAACAGCTCGGTTAGTCTGTCCAGCACCAGCTTAGCATTCTTTACTTGCTGCTTAACTGCTGCCTTCTCAGATTCTTTATAATCTTTAAGCCATCGGGTTTTCATCTTCACCCTCTATTGGCGTTTGGGCTTCTACAGCTAGGTCTTCTTGAGCCTGCTGTACAAATCGTTGTGTCTCTACTTCTTCAAACACTTGTGCATTATCACTGAACAACTCAAAGCGTTGTAGCTGTAGGCTGTCCTCAACCATACGAGCCAGTGCCTTGCTTGACATATGCTTAGAGATGCTAGGCCACACTGCACTGTTGGCAATACCAGACAGGTTCTGTAGCAGCTGTGCTCTTGCACTGAAGTGTCTAGCACCTACAGGGCGTAGCTTACCCTTAGCTGTGATGTCTTCCTTAGTGATCTCCATGAAGTCCACTACACCTAAGTCATCATCCATTACTCGGACAACATCTGCCCCATTCATGTGACGCTTAGCTACCTCAAGCATGTTGTTAAGCAGGCTCTCTAACAGCTCTACCTCGAACTGTGTGGTCTTCTCTTGGAAGATACGACCTGCTGCATTCTCTAGGCTCTGTACTTCAAAGGCTGTCTTCTCGCCCGGTGTACGAATACCCATGGCCTGCTTAGGTGCACCTGCCATCTCCTCCATTAGATTGAGGATACGGTCTATCTCGAAGTTAGCAGCGAATGCCTGAGCTGCTGGAGCCATAGGTTGTACGTCCCCACCCTCTCCTACGTATATCTCTGCAAACGGTGCCCATTCAAACTCATCTACATCGCCAATGATCTTGATGGGTGGTGCTAATATCATATCGCCTATGTCAGCCTTGAGGTTTTCAAGGTGGTCAATACGATACTGTAATCCTACTAGGTTATCCAATGGCCCCATACCGTACAGGTTGTCTGGTCGCTTACGCCATGATGTCATCACTTTGTAGCCACCACGTTTCCATGCTGGGATTGGTTCCTTACGGATAACCTTGGTTCGATCCATGATGGTGATGATGTAGTCATCCAACAGTTGACCTGTATCTGTGTCGTACATCGTTCCTTCAAACTCTAGCAGCTCTACATAGCCACTGCCGTAGTATTCATACAGATCCCCGAAGCCATCTACTCGGAAACCTTGTGCCTTATTGAAATCATCTGAGCTGTAGTAGCCATTGTGGTTGGCTCGTATCTCAGCTGATGCACGTACAGCATCTTGAAACTGTTTATCATTGCTATGTGCAGCCTGTAACTCTATCTCACCAAAGCTCTTGATGGTACGAGTGATCTTAGGACTCTTAGCGAAGTCAGTAGCTATCGGATCAAACACAATATCTTCTGGACTTACACGTACAGCCTTCGGCCCTATATATCCGGGGATAATCTCCCCAGTTTCAGGGTCTTCCTTGCTCTCATCTATCCATACAACGTCTGCTATGGCGATTCCGTAGTCAATGTAGTCCAACACAAGGGTGCTGGCTGTGGTGCGTAGGTTACTCTCACGTACCTTGTTGCTCATGTACGCTTGGATAGCCTTCTTCTTCTCTATGTCTTCAGCATCGAGGGTATATCCTTCCCACTTCATCCAATCGTCATTGGGGAATAGGGCGCTATTGTAGTTTGCGTGTAGGTTATCCCTGATCTGGCACAGCTTAGGCAACGTAGTCTTGTTCTTCCAAGGCAGTGTTGCATTACTGGTAGTAGCTGTGTCTGTAGCGAAGACATAGTTACGTATCTCCATCTTCTCATCGAGCCATGTACGACGCTGGTTGTTCCAGTTGTCCCATTGCTGTACGATATTAGCCGCTAGGTCGTCTGGTGACAATACACCCTCTAGTTCTAGTACTTTATCGTCTATCATCTAAAAGCTACTCCACCGAATCTACTGTTAAATTTAACCACATTGCTTTTCTCTCTGTTAATACCTGTTCGCTGCTTAGGCTTCACTGCTATCTCGATAACAGATGCTAGGCAATCCTTTATATCATCGTGCTGTGGTCTTGCTAATACTAATTCTTCTTCCAGTGCTGGGACATACCCGCCCTTGTAGTGCCACACAGAGAGGTTCTCATAGCGTGGCTCTAGTACAGCAGCCATCCTCTCTACCTTACTACCCTGATGACGGTTAGGACGGTGATCGTCTATCGACAAGCTGTCTCCGTTCTCCCGTATCTTATCCTTCAGATCCCCTACGATGATGCTCTGTGCTGCTGTTACCTCTGCACGTAGCTTCCTGAATCCCCATCGTGAGTGCATCTCACTGATCTTGTCGTAATACATGCTGATCTTGTCTGTCTTAAATCTGTCTATGTCCAGCAGATAGATGTGTCCGTCTGCTGCCATACCTATTACTACGATGGCTGTGAAGTCAGCCTTAGCATTGATGGTATATGCAAAGTCAATAGCTGCATAGACATTCAACACCTTCTCTTTGAAGAACCACTTGCCACTCTGGTGAGTGAGATGCTTCTTGTCGTAGTATTGAAAC